ACAGGAAGAAAAAAAAGGACTCCTCGGAAAGCTGAAAGATGCTGCAGAGGATCAAGAACACCAAATCCAAATTCTTGGTACATTTGTTAGACTCGGCGTAGTAGTTTGGTCTGGCTTTATTATAACAATGAATTATGTGGATATCCCAATGGTCAAGAAATCTGGTAACTCAGATATCACGTTCGTTGCCAGTGTGTTTACTGGAGCACTTGCTACTTTTGGCTTGACCACTGGTAATAATAATAAAAATAAAGGTCCAGTCAACTGTCCAATGGCTAAGAAAAAGGAAGAATGAAGAAATGGCTTTTACTCTTCCTACTGGCATCACCCACGGTAGCGAGAGCAGAATTAGTAACCCCCAATTTCACCCAGGGTTCGATGAACAGTACAACTACAACGACTCAGGAAATAGTCGAAGAAATAACGACAACAACATATGGGTCAGCATTAAACAAATGGTCTGGGGACAACATAACCCATACTTCAACCTCTTCAGGAGGTATAGTGGATTCCGATTCGGTCTTCACTTTGACAACACCTGGAAGCGATTTTACACTAGAAATAACAACAAGAGCAGCCAGTCAAGTATTATCAGTAACAGAAATAGAAAGAGAAATCGACACTACTTCTACTACTACATCCTTGTCAGTCTTCTCTCAATAGCTCCATTAAGAGCAGAAGAAAACAATGTTAGTAATCCAGTTGCAGCTGCGACAGGTAATGTAACTAATCAAGCGGTGCAATTCCAGAACAATGGAGCACCGTCTAGACAGCATTACGGTCCTAATATCAGCTGTAATGGAGCTACAATGACATTCTCTCCATTCTATATGGGAAATCATACTAAACCATGGGATATAGATGAAGATGGAATGAGACCTTCTAGTTACACAATGGCTGAGAACTGGGGAGGTCAAATTAACTTTATGATACCTTTAGATCGTACAGGTTTAAAAAGGTGTCGTAGTATAGCAGCTAGACAAGAAGAGAAGATGAGATTAGATTATGAGTTAGTTAGAGTCTTAAAGTGTGCAGAACTGCAACAGAAAGGCTTCATGCTACTCCCTAATACCCGTGTATCTCAGATGTGTAGTGATGTAATCCCTATTAAGAGATGGGAAACAGCTAAAGCTAAAGTATTAAAATGTAAAACACCACCTAAACCATGGTTTAAGCCGTGGAGTAAACCTAAAGAAACATGTAACATGAGTACATTAAATCCTTTTAAACCTGATGTGGTAACACCAAGACAAAAGACTTCATTAGAAATTTCTATAGAAGCACAAAAAGAAGCTGCTAAGAAAGCAGAAGAATCAAAAGAGTAAACCCTAACCCCCTAATACAATGATCCTAATTATCAAGCCCATCCTTTTCGCCTTCTTGAAGTCAGATTCAGTTAAGAAGCTAGTAGTAGACCTATTAGAAGCTTACGTAAAAAGAACTGATAACAAACTAGATGATCAGGCATTGGAAATTGTAAAATCTAAACTACTAAACTAACTATGGCAGATTATTTCGGAGTACCTAAAAACGTAAGAGACGCTAATAAAAGATTAGGCGGTCCTGGTCCTTGGGATATAAAGGATAAAAAAACAGTTATAGACCACTATAAAAAAGCTAAAAGTAATTACAGTGGTAAAGGACCAGCTCCAGCATAATGTCAGTTATTACTCCTAATACTATACTTCTCCCTATCAATAAGGAAAATGATGATAGCTATGGAGAAGCAGATAATGAAGAACTACTTAGAAGAGGTTGGTCAAAAAAGAAAAGTAAGTACAGTGGTAAAGGACCGAAACCAGCATAACTATGGCTAAAGCAAAAGAAGAGAAGTTTGATGAGTTACATAACCTTGTCACTAACGAATTCCTTAAAAGGGTTCGTAGTGGCGAGGCTACTACTCAAGACTTAAAAGCAGC